TCATGTTTCGGTCTTGTTCCGTTCCATCATCGTCATCGCCGATTTCGACAGCCGCTTTCGATTCGCCCGGGAGCGGTAATAGGCGATCATCTCCGGTGTCTGATTGGTGATCGACTGGATCTGCGCATCGGTGCAGCCGGCCTCCGCCAAACGCACGATCGCGAGCTTGCGCAGGCCATGCAGCGTGTAGGGTTTCGCCTTGGCCCCGAGCCCCGTGCGCCATCCGCGGAATGCCTTCTCGATCGCGGAATATCCAAGCGGCTCGGTGAGGTTCTTGGCAATGATGTGGGTGCCGCGCTTTGGCTGCGCGGCCAGAAACGCGCGCAGACTTGGCGGGCTGTAGACCTCGATCCGAGTATCTGTCTTCTCGTCGAGAACATCCATCCACTCGCCTCGGAAATGGTCATGGCGCATGATGATCGCCGCATTCGGGCGCTGCCCGGTGCCGAGGATCAACTCGGCCGCGGTGCGAACCGCCGCCGGGGCGGTGTCGAGCGCCGAGACCATCCAGTCCGGCCATGGCTCGAACTCGCGCTGCTTGCCGTAAAGCTCGATCCCCTCGGCCACGTTCTCGACGTTCCAGTCGAGCGTGTTTCGCGCGAAGTTCAGCAGCAGGCTGATGATCTGCACCATCCAGTCGGCGCGGCGCGGAGTTTCGACATACTTCGCATGGATCGCGCGCACCTGGGAGCGGGTGATACTGCGCACCGCCTTGTCCCCGTTCTTCTCGGCGATCTCGTTGAGGATGCGGTCGTAGCTTCTCCTGGTGCTGTATGCGAGGCGGGTGAATTTCGGATGGGCCCGGTAGGCGCGGATCAGATCTCCCCAGGTATCGCGCTCGGGCTTTTTGAGCGCCTCGCTGGTGCCGGACCGGATCGCCCAATAGGCGCGGTCGAATTCTTCAGAGTCTGGGTCATCGGGCAATGGAATGAACCGCTCACGCCGGCGCCCGTCCTGAAACCATGTCATCCGGTAGTAGGGGCGCAGGCGCCCCCCGACCTTCTTGAACTGGACATATGGCTTCTGAGACCGCTTCAAAGGTCGAATTCCTCGGTTGGCTTTGGCTTGGTTCCGCGAACGATAGCGTCGATGTCGGAAATCGACCAACGCTCGTGCTGCCCGATTTTGAGCGGAGCGGGGAGAGCCCCCGCGGATACCAGATCCCTAAATTCAGCCGGGCGCATGTCAAGCAAGCGCGCCGCGGTGCGATCAGTGGCATAGATGATCTGCTCATGCCTTGCCATCAGTCGGTCTCCATCTTCTCAAGCGCATCCAGCGCGATGCGGCGGATCGGCCCGGCGCTGATCCTGGCGATTTCAGTGAGCGCTGCGCGGGCGGTGGCCACATCGGCGCGCACCTCAGGCACAGGGCGGTCGGTGACGGAGGCGTAGAGGGGCGTCACCGTCCAGTCGCCTTCGCTCTCGAAAAATGCGGCCCTCTCCGCCTTTCGCTCGAAGTGATATTCCCCCTTGAAAGTCTGGTCTTCGCAGAGCCATGCCACAGGTTCAGCCCGAACCCGCAGCCGCTCAACTTCGGCCTCAGCTTGCTCAGCGAAACTCACCACCGCGTAGCTCTTAGCCACAAGCTCTCTGACTGCATTTTCAGATGCCTGCGCTACGGCGGCGCGTGAAAGTTCGTGCAGGTCGCTGAGATAGCTGAGATAGCGGTCAACAGCCGCAGCGATCGTGCTCATTCCTGTTTCCCTTCTCGCTTCGCTCCGACCATCGTCAGCACAACCGCTGCGACGATGACCAAGGCCTCGATGGTGAGGCGGAGGATGGTTCCGGTTGGCGGTGCAGCGCTCATGCGGCTCTCCTGATCTCATTGAGGGCGTGATCGCCCCATTGCTCGGCCATGGCCGCCGCGAGGCCGGGAAAGAACCGGCTGCGGAAGACCTTGCGCCCGGGCCCGGGCGGGGCGCGGTGGATCTCGTCGCGCGCGGTGCTGCCGTCGAGCGTGCCGGTGGCCGTGAGCTTCGGCAGCCCGCGCAGCCACAGGCAGGTGCGCTTCGTCACGTTGTCCGGGCCGGCAGGATCGGTGCCGAACTGCCAGGGCTGAACGCTTTGGCTGAAGGGGCGGAAATCGCGGATCCGGGCCTTGGCATGCTTGTGCATCACCGGGTTCTCGATCGCGATCCGCGGCACCGGCGCGCTCCAGCACGCCGAGAAGAGTGCCGCGCCCTCATCGAGCAGGCGCCACATGATCCGCAGGCGGGTCGCCTCATCGAGACCGCGCCAGGCCGCGTGCTCGGCCGCGGTGACCTCGTCGGGCGGATTGCACGGCGGGGTGGTCAGCCAGCGCACGCCGCTGTTGGCGAGGCGCGTGCAGGGCGGGTGGCAGATGACGGCCAGATCCCAGCCGAGGCCGAGCGCCTCGCGCACATCGCAGACCATGTGCCGGTTGCTGCCATCCTCGGCCGGGGCGAGATCGCACGACCAGGCATCATGCCCGCGGGCCGCGAAGGCACGGCGCACGATGCCCGAGCGCTCGCAGCCGATCAGGACGCGCAGGGCGGTCATCGGCCCACCTCCGCCAGCATCTCGCGCAGCGCTACGACCAGAACGTGAGGCCGGCGGCGCGGCCGGCGCGGTGGCGTGATGACGTCGCGAGGCGGCGCCGTCTCGGCGCGCGGATCGTGGTGTGGCGGGCGCAGCGCCGCCGGGAGCGGCGCAAGGCTGACGCGGGCAGGGTGGTGGTGAGGCTGTTCCATCACACCCTCGCCGGCATAAGAACGAACATGGCGTCTGGATCGTCGCCGTGGATGATGAACGGATCTCTGGGGCTGGCGCCCTTGACCGTGAAGGTCGGCGTAACCCGCCCCTGCTCGGCGAGATAGCGAAGGTTGAAGCCGAAAACCGGCGGCGCCATGCCATCCTTGCACTTGATGCCGATCGGCATCTCTATCCCGCCGTCCTGGTTGCCGATGCAGATCATCCCCTTGCTGGCGTCGAGGCGCGCGATATGGGCGTCATAGTCGGCACCAGCCGCCGCACGCTGCAGCCGGGTCAGCTCTGCCCCGGAGATGGTGCAGCAGATCGCATCGGATGCGGCGGGGATCACGCGGCTGTATTCGGGATAACGGCCGTCGATCAGCTTTGCGCTGACCTCGATGTCCAGCCCATGAATATGCACGTGGCGCTCCCACATCGTGACCCTCAGGGGGGCGTTATCCCCGGGCCGCGTGACTTGCTTCAGCAGATCCACCAGCTGTTTCGGGATGATGGCGCTAAGCGTCTGGCCGGGGATCGCGCCGATCTGCGTGTCGGTATCCACGACCGCCAGACGGTGCCCGTCCGTCGCCACCGCGCGCAGGGTGCTGCCATCGGGGCGTGCATGCAGGTAGATGCCGTTCAGGTAATACCGCGTCTCTTCGGCGCTGATGCAGTGCCGGCACAGGTGGATCATCCGTCGCAGCTCGTCAGGTGTTTGCGTCCAGGTGGCGGTCTTGACGGTCGAGGCGGAGAACTGCGGGAAATCCCCGGCCGGGATCAGGGCGCGCTGACGCACCACCATGTCGCCGCCGTCCATCAGGATCATGCTCGGCGTGTCCTCGACCGCCGGTGCGTGCACCGAGATCTTGACCACGGACCGCGCGGCCGCCGCGAAGGATGCGAGCGTGGCAGCACGGATCATGACCGCGGCCTCGCCCTCAAACGCCACATCGGCGTCGATATTGACGGTCAGCTCGATGTCGAGGTCTGTCGCGCACAGGCTGACGCGCCCGTGGCCGATTGTGACGCGCACATAGCCAAGCACAGGGATAACGTTCCAGCGCGGCACCACCTGTGCCATCAGCCGTGCGGCGCGGCGAAACTCCGCCAGCGGGATATGGGCGCTGGCGATCTGGTGCGTGTCGGCGGAGATCTTGGATTGAGCGTTCATCACCGCCCCCCAAGTGCTTGCATGTAGATCTCGAGGATCGCCTCTTCCGCGGCCAGATCATCGTGGTCGCGTTTGCGCATCACGATGATCTTCTTCATCACCTTGGTGTTGTAACCCCGCGCCTTGGCCTCGGCCATCACGTCCTTCTGCTGCTCGGCGATGTCCTTCTTCTCGGCTTCGAGGTGCTCGAATTGCTCGATGAACTGGCGCAGTTCTTCGGCGGTGACGTTGTAGAGATGATCCCCGACCGCGACGTCGGCGGGCGTATTCTTGACCGGGATCCGCCCGCCCGTGTCGACCGGCGGCATGGCGGTGAGGTCGGCCATGCTGGCCTGCGTCTCGCTGCCGCCCGGGGGCGGCGCGGGCGTGGATTTCTGGGGATCGGGGGCGGGGGGCATGAACATCGGATCCTCCGTGAGGGGTTGGCGGGCGGGTGCCAGCCGAATGCAATCCCGCCCGCACCGGGCGACATGCCCGGATCACTGCCCCGGCGGCAGCTGTGGTCATCGTGAGTGGTGGCGCCGCCGGGGTCGCGGCTGCGCGGGCGGCGGCGGGGAGGTCCCGGCGCCCCCGCCGTGAAATCAGCCGGTCAGCGCGAGGCGCGCGCGGGCCTCGGCGAGCGGGGCGGCATCGACCGCCGCGGCGATCCAGCGCGCACATGCGGATGCGATGTCGCGGCCGGTGGCCTTGATGCCGTGCAGCTCGATCCTGACGCCGGCTGACACTCTCTGGGCGGGCCGCCAGGCCACCCAGAGCTGGCCGGCGCCGGTCGCGTTGATCTCGCCGACGATCGCGTCAATGCGGTCCACGGTGTCGAGGGGCGTGAGCCGGTCGAGCAGGCGGGCGAGGGGGGAGACGGGCAGCACCATCAGGCCAGCGCCCCGGCGGAAAGCTGCGGCAGCGCCAGCGCGGTGTCGAGCGCGGCGCGGGCGATGACCAGGCTGCCGGCGCAGATCAGCGCCGCGAGCAGCAGGTCGGAGACGTGCAGGCGGGTCTTGCCCATGTGATCCTCCATCGGTGATCCCGCGATCGGCCCGGGGTGGGTGTCAGCGGCGGGTGATGGGAAGAGAGTACGTGTGAAATATCACATCGTCAATGGAACAAATGGGAAAAAACACATTTGCCGTGAGCCGGTGTGCGCGATAAGGGTGAGAAAATGCACACCGTATCAGCGTTATCCGATTTTCAAATCATGGTTGCCGTCGACGCTATTCGGCGCGCGGGCGGGGGAGAGCCGTCAGAGCGTCTAGAAAACGCGCTTGGTCTTCTGGGCCAAATTGCTCAAGAAATTCTGCAAGGCGTCGATCGAGTTGATACCTCTGCCCGATCCCGAGTAGTTCTCCCGGATCTCGATGAAGGGCTTGAGCTAGTGCAAACACGGTAGATATTTTGGGGCTCACCGTCCTGCGCTCTCGAATATCCGTCACGGCCCTGCGGTTCAGCCCGGCCTTGATCGACAGTTCTGCCTCAGTCATGCCAGACTCAGCCAAGGCTGCCAGCAGGTTCTCTCGGAAGGTTTCGTTCTGATCCATAGTGAGAGAAATACCGCCACCTCGTCGTGCGGGCGAATGTGAAATTCCTGCTTGTTTGGTGTGAAAAATCACACTACCTTGCCCGCCATGCAAACGGAAACTGACCAGCTGATCTCTGAGATCGAAGCCGCTGCCGCGGTCCTCGGGCTGTCCCCCAGCACTATCGGTGAACGCGCCGGTCAGGGAGGGCAGTTCTATTCCCGCCTCAAGCGCGGATCTCGCGCATGGCCCGAAACGGTCAAGTCCGTGAGGGCAAGGATAGTCGAAATGCGAGCTGCATCCATTGGGGATGGCGGAGCTTCCGCATGACCGCCGCTGTCCTTCCTGCAAATTCCGCTTTCCCATGCCTGAGCCTTCTCATGGCTGAGGGCACGCGTCACGGAATCCCGGTTTCCGACGGAGGATCAGCGACGACCATATTCGTTGATCTCGAGAGAGAGGCTTTTCATCCGGGCCAGTCTTGCCCCCTCCATCGTGCCATTCGTCATTGCCAGCCGCATCATTGCCTCGTTGAAGACGTTGATGCGGCGGCTGTTGTACTGGTCGCCCCAAAGGGACTTCACATAGGCTTCGACGTGTTCACGGCGGGGGCGCAGGATCGCAACCAGGCCACGCAGGATTGGCCAAGCGTCTTGCTTCCTTCCGTAGGGGACCCAGCCGTCGCTGACGGCAAAGCGACATTCCCTCTTGGCGTATTCGACGATTTGGTCGAGCGCTTGATCTCGGGAGATTTCCGCGGCTTCGGCGATGAGCAACATCAGCGAGATCTGGCTGACGAGCTGTCGGCGAATGGCGAGCGCCATGGACTGGGGCTGAGTGTAGTAGATGTAGGGATCGTATGGAAATGTGCTTGTTGCGTCCCAGTAGACCGACGTCTGGCACTCTTCACCGGTCGCCACATCCACCATGCGAGAGACACCTCCCTCGCTCAGGTGTCGAATGCGACGCTTGTCGAGGTCGATGATCGTCATCACGTAGGGCGGCGATCCGCAAAGGATAATGGCCGATCGTTCAGAGATTGCGCCGTTGCGATCCGTGTAGGTGATCCGGAAAACCCTGTCGAAAATGTGCGGTTCGGTCGTCATCAATGGGAGGTCCTTCTTATGCAGTTCGCAGATGATAGCGCCTGCATTTCGCGGCGCATCCGAAAAGCGGCATGGGGAGTTGCCCATGTCTGACCGGGTGATGATCAACCAGTTCATGCACGCGCTGGTGTCGCGCGCGGGCGGGGTCGAGAACGCGGCGCGCTTCGTCGACGCGCGCCTCGGCATCCCGCTGGACGGCTCGGGGTTCTCGACGCGCAAGGGCACGTTCTCGAAGCGGCTGGCGGGGCATCTGGATTGGCCGCTGGTCGAGATCATGGCGCTCGAGGATGCGGTCGGCGATCCGGTCGTGCGGCGCTGGCTGGCGCGCAGCCTGCCCGAAACCACCGAGGCGATCGACCTGATGCTGTGCGTGTCGGAGACGGCGCGCGAGGTGGGCGAGGCGGTCGGTGCGGTTGCCGATCTCGCCTCGGGGCGGGGTGACCGGGCGCGGGCGCGCAAGGAAGTGCATGAGGCCCGCGGCGCGATCGACCGCCTCGCCGCCGCCGTTGACGGAGAGGAAGCATGAGTACCAATGTTCTCTCGCCGGCCTTCGATACCGTCGAAATGCGGCAGTTCGTCTTTGGAGACGGCGAGACGGTTCACGATGTCATGGTCGAACGGTTCAGTGATGACCGCATTGCCATTACCATCGAGGCGTCCAATCCGGAGGAAGCCACGTGGCATTCCATGGTGCTTCCTCTGGACCAGCGATACGCCCGGTTGATTGGCGGCGCGCTGCTTGATCTTGCGCAGGCGCCTGCGCCGAAGGGCGGTGCGTGATGGGGCTGCGCAAGTATTGGGAAATCACGATCCGCGGCGTGACCTATCCGGACGTGAACGCCGCGGCGCAGGCATTTGGGGTCGGCGCACATGCGATCCGCCAGGCGGCACGGGCTGGCCGGCTTGACCGTGTGGGGATGCCGAAGGGGTGTGAGCCGATGCCGGTGCGTATCAGGGGTGAGGATTACCCCGATGCGAAGGCGGCTGCGCAGGCGCTTGGGGTGACGACGAACGCCGTTTACCAGGCGATCGTGCAGGGGCGGGAAGACAGGCTCGGCCTGCCCCGGGCGCCTGTGAGCAATCGGGGGCGGCAGTTCTCGATTGGCGGCATGTCCTGGCCGTCCGAGGCAGAGGCGTGCCGGCAGCTGGGGCTGTGTCTGAATTATATCTACCTCGCCCGCCGGCGCGGATCTGTGGCGATGCAGCAGGTGATCTTGCAGCGGGCCATGCAGATGCGGGTGCAGCACGCCCGGGCGAGCGGCACCTCGGATTTCCCGCCGGCCTGCGACCCTGTCCACGGGCGCCGCACGGCAGGCCGGCCAACTGGCGCGGCGGGCCGATCCCGCCGCGCCCCTTTGGGGCTTCGCGCGCAGGAGCGGCGGCGATGACGGCGAAGGTGATCCATGTGCTTTCCGGCGGTGAGCGAGCCCTGATCAGCTGTGATGCGTGCTGCGCGCAAATCTCGTTTGACATGCGCAAGCCGCTCGGAACGATCTCGAAGCGCACCGCAGCTAGCTCGGGCCACGCCATGAGACGAGCGGCCCTGTCCAAGGGGTGGAGCAATCCATCTGGCAAGCACTTCTGCCCCAGATGCACCAAACGCCGGCGTGGCGCCGATGAACCCAACCCCAAACCCAAACCGATCGAGGAGAAGACGATGGTCCAGAAGACCGAGGCAAAGCAGGCGCTGCGGCAGCCGTCGCAGGAACAGCGCGGCGACATCATCGAGATGCTGGTGCTGACCTATGACCGCAAGGCGAAGCGCTACAAGGGGGCGGACACCGACAAGACGGTTGCCGAGGCCGTGGGCACCTGGTGCCTGCCCGGCTGGGTGACCGAGATCCGCGAGCGGGACTTCGGCCCCGCGGGTGGCAACGAGGAGATCGAGGCGATCCGGGCCGAGATCGCCGCGGTGCAGGCAGACTGCGCCGAGCGGGTGGCGGTGCTGGGCAAGCGGCTTGATGCGGTCTGCGCGGCGATCGGGCCGCGGGCGGCGCGGATCTAGGGCGGGGCGCGCGGGAACAGCTGCGCGGGAGGTGACGACATGATTGATCCGGCAAGGCCGCGGCTCGTGCAGATGGACGAGCTCGAGGAATATCCGATCGGCCGCGACGAGCGGCTGGATGCGCATTCCTTCGTGAAGTGGTGGCATCACCGCTGGCTGTCCTCGCGCACCTTCCGCCTGGCGTCCTGGGAGACGCAGGGAATGGCGCGGGCGCTGTTCGACATGTCGCAGACGGAAAGCCCGATCGGCACCTTGCCCGATGATGACGACGAGTTGGCGGTGATGCTGCGGGTCGAACGGCGGCGGATCGGCGAGCTGCGGCGCGCCGAGTTCGGGCCGTTCCGGGGCTGGCGGCGGTGCCGCTGCGGCGACGAGGTGCGGCTGATGCACCCGGTCGTTCTCGAGCAGGTGCGCGATGCCCTGGACCGGCGCGAGGCGCGCGAGATGTCGCGCGAGGCGGCGGCGGTGCGCAAGCGGCGCGAGCGGCTGCGCGACGGGTTGGGCAAGCTCGGGCTGTCGGACGCCATTCTGGGCAGCGATCTGCTGATCGAGCGCATGGACGAGTGGATGCTCGCCAATGTGCGCGGCCGGCGGGACGGGCAGTCCTATGGCGCGGCGCTGCTGCATGCGCGGCGTGAAAGATGGCTCTAGGCGGGGGTGTGACTGTCCCGTGAGTGTCACGCGTGACGGTTTGTGACTGTCACGGACAGTCCGGGACAGTCACGTCTGTCGTGTGACAGTTCTGCCTAGAGAAGAAGAGACAAGAAAAGACAAGAAAAGACAGACGCGGCCGTGACGGCCGGGCAACGGCGCCTGTGGATAACTTCGGCAATGCGATGAGAATGGAGCAGGTGGAATGGACAGTGCAGAACAGGCAGCCGGCGAGCGTCGGGTGCGGGAATTGCTGATTGAGCCGCTGGCGCGGCGGGGGCTCGCGCGGCCGAGCAGCCTGACGCGGGCGCAGTATGAGGAGATGTGCCGCGACCTCTGCGCGCGGCTCGCCTACATGGACAGCCTCAGCCTCGAGGCGCTGGAGGAACAGGTGGCGGCGAACCCGGCGGGCAAGGATCTGGATCGGCTGCCGATCGCGAACCGGATCCTCGACTGGGCCGGACAGATCCAGCCGCCGCGCGATGACAGCGTGTCGCCGCTGATGCGGCGGGCGTTCTCGCACCGCATGGGCGCGGCCGCGATCGAGCAGGGCTGGGGGCCGGAACTGCTCGACTACCTGCGCCGCAAGCGGCTCTGGCCGGGCGAGTTCATGGTCGGCGAGCTGCGCAAGGCGGGCCATGACAACGCGCGGCAGATGGTGCTGATCGAAGAGCGCCTCGCGGCCGGCCGGGTGGTGCCGCCGGAACAGCTGCGCTGGCGCGACGAACGGGCCGCGGCCGCGGCGCGGTGCCGCCGGATCGCCGAGCTGGTGCAGGCCGGGGGTGCGGCATGAGCGCGATGGCAGATGCGGCGCGGCCGGCCGCGGTGTCGGCGCAGGACTGGGCGCGGCTGAGCGCGGCGCAGCGGCTGGCGGCGGCCGAGTTGCTGGCGGTGCGCCCGGCCGAGATCTCGGTGACGCGCTGGCTGACGATGGGCGAGGCGGGGCGGCGCGCGGCGCTGCTGCGGGCGGCGACGGCGCCCGAGGCCTGCGGTCCCGAGATCCCGGTGGCGCCGGCGCGCGGGGCGTGCCGGGTGTTCACCGTGCGGCAGATCCGGCCGGGCACCCGCAACACGATCGAGGATGCGGGCTATCAGGGCCCGGGAGAGGCGCAGCCGCGCCGGGCGGTGCGTGCGGCCGATGTCTTCGACCGGATGGAAGCGCGGGCGCGCGCGGCAAAGAAGCCGCTGCCCTTCACGCCCGGGCAGATCGCGATCGCGCGGCTTTACCGCACGCTCGTCGAGCGGCACGAGGCCGGGGCGATCAAGCTCTCCAGCCTCGAGGGCCGGACGGGCGGCTCGGGCCGGGGCGCCGACGTCACCGACCTGCGGCTCGAGGAAGCGCGCAAGATCGCGCTCCTGCGCCGGCGGATCGGCGACGGGGCGGCGATGGTGGTGCGCCGGGTGCGGCCGAGCGCACGCGGGGCCGGCGCCTCGATCATCCTCGACCGCCGGCTGGTGGATGCGGTTTGCCTTGAGGATCTGGACCCGAGCGCGGTGCTGGTGGCGCATGGCTGGGCTGCCAAGGGGGATCGTCAGAACATGCTGAGACAGGCACTCGGCGCCGCCCTGGACCGCATGCAAGGGTATCTGTGAGAAAGGGGATTGACGCTTAAGTCTACCGGCGGCATATCTCTTCCTATGATCTACACGAGCGCCCGGCGGGACCCACCCGACCGGGCGTTCCTGTTTCGCGAGGTGGAGATGACGGAGATTGCTCTGGACGTCTCGGGCTTCGTCTCTGCGCTGAAGGTGATGGCCGAGCGGGATCTCCGCATCGCCGCGACCTGGGCGCTGAACGATACGGCGAAAGAGGCAAGCGACCACATCCGGGACCGGATGACGGTGGTGTTCGACCGGCCGACGACATTCACCGAGAACGCCTTTTACGTGAAGAAGGCGCGGGTGGATGACCTGACCGCCGCGGTGATGGAACGCCCGACGCGGGCGTCGCGCGACTATCTGAAGGTCGAGGAAGCGGGCGGGCCGCGCCGGCCGACCGGGTTCGAGGGCCAGATGCAGCGGGCGCTGGCCTATGACGGGCTGATCTCGGCGGTGATCCCGGCGGACGAGGCGCGGCTCGATGCCTATGGCAACTGGTCGGTGGGCGAGCGCAACCAGGTGATGTCGGCGCTGAAGATCCAGCGCGACTATGCCGCGAATGCCACGGCGCGCTCGACCCTGAGCGGGCGCAAGCGCAAGCGCTCGACCTATTTCGTGCCGCAGTCGGGGCTCTATCCGGGGATCTACCGCAAGGACGCCTCGGGCAATATCGGCATCGTCGCGATCCTCACGGACAAGGTGCCGCGATACGCGCCGCGGCTCGGCTTCCATGCCGAAGCGATGGCGGTCTTCGAGGCGCGGCTGCAAGGCCATTTGTCCCGGACGCTGAGCCAGGTGTTCTACAAGCGGCTCGGCTGAGCGAGACCGGCCCCATGACCGGGGCGGAAACTAGGAGATCTGAACATGGATATCGTTCGCATCGTCCCGCCGTCTGGTGAGGGCGTCAAATCCGGCTGCGGAACGCAGGTGCTGATGCCCGACGGGACGGAGGTGCCGTTCGTCACCTCGGTGACAGTTACCTTCGCGCCTGACATTCCGGTCAGGGCAGAAGTCGAGGTCGCGACCGACTTCGTGGAAGAGATCTCGGCGCACCCGATCCTTGGGCTCGATACGCTGAAAGCCTCAGCCGCGCGGTATGGGCTCCAGCTGGTCCCTGTCGATGGAACCGTGAGCTGCGTGACCCTCGCGGGAAAGACGATCAATCGCCTGCTCCCCGCGGGTCCTTCCCGGGCAACCTCGTCGCACGGGTAATTCGCGCCCCGTTCGTTTCGGCCCGCTTAACGACCGGGCAAGCCTTAACCTGCCGGGCCTTAACAAGTCCCGCCGGGCTTTACCAGAAAACCATGGGAGATTGCGGCGTGCAGGTGAATGCCACGACGCTCGCGCAGCGCCTTGGCGTGTCGAAGGCGCGCATTTCGCAATATGTCGCCCAGGGCACGCTGGCCGGGTGCTTTACCGGCGAGGGGCGGGCGCGACGGTTCGACCTCGACCTCGTGCAGAAGGCGCTGCATCAACGCCTCGACCCGGGGCAGATGCTGGGCAACGGGGCGGGCACGCGCGCGGCACTGCGCGATCTCGATGCCCCGGCACCGCGCACGGCGCCGCGGACCGACAGCCTGCTCGAGCCGCGGGACCCGGAT